AACTACATAAACAAGAACTCCTGAAATATATCGATGCTTATAATCGCAAGAATAACTTGCTTTGAGTTTGATTTTGTAGTATAATAGATCTATAGGTTAAGTTGGAGAAGCAAATGAAAACTATCCTTATTGCTAGCATCATTGGTGTTTCATTCTTATCGCCGAAGGCAGAAGCCGAGAGTCTGGAAAAGATTCTAGGAGCAATTGCTGGGTATCAACTCGGAAACTCGGTTGGCGACGGCGATGGTCGTAAGGCTGCTCGCGTTGCTGGTGCCGTTCTTGGTTATCGATATGGCGACCGTGTTCTGAATGATGAGCCGAATGTTGTCTATCATTCTTCTTCAGAATATCGTCCGTATGTAGACTACAATGGATTGACTCGCAATCAGTATCGCATTCAGAACTATTGTCGCTCGCAAGTTCCTCCAAAGTATAAGATCAATCATGGTGTTGAGAGTAGTTGGATCAAAGGTTGTGTTGCGAAAGTTGAACAAGCGCAAGCACAGATGGAAATGGATGCATACAATGATGCGATCGACCACGATCTCGGAAAGTGAGGTAAATCATGGACCTGCCAATTAATCAATATGAACTTGATGTGATCATCAAGGAACTTGAAAATGCTGGTCGCTGGGAACTCCGCGATCGTCTACTGCTCGTCTCTGAATTGATGGCTCAAGGTAAGCCATACAAGAAGATTTTACGCGAAGAGTATAATATCGTCGCCTAATCTAATCGTCTCTATCAATCATTTCGATTGAATTAATTTATAATACAACAATTTAAAAACTGCTGTATGACGAATATATACTTTCGTATAAGAAATGTATAGGTTTTCGTTATACGAACGGTGATTTGTGGAAGAATCAAAACCCCCATTTAGAGAAATACTTTGGCATTTCATTTGCTCACAATGTAAACTCTGGTGGAGTTTTGGAACGAATGATGAGTGGAAACCAAAAGGTTGGTACTGCCCACATTGTGGACATAGGAATGAAGAATGATTGAGTGTTTAATCCTTGGTGATAGTATTGCTGTTGGCACTGCACAGGCTCGCCCCGAGTGTGTTGCGTATGCTACAAGTGGAATTAATACTACACAATTCAATAAGAAGTATCCGCAAAAATTTGCTGGTAAGATTGTTATAATCAGTCTTGGTAGTAATGACCACAAGTACATTAAGACTGAGAAGGAACTTTTCAATTTGCGTGAAAGAGTACAGGCAGAAACGGTATACTGGATTCTTCCCGCTGGTAATGCAAAGACTAGCGAAATCCCTGTCGTCAGAATTCAAGAGTATGTAGAAAGTATTGCGGAGATGTATGGTGATTGGATTATTAGGATTCCATCCCTATCAAAAGATGGCATACATCCCACTGGTAACGGTTATAAGAAAATTGGAGAAATCACAAAATGAAGAAGTTTATTCTAGCACTCGCTCTCGCATCAACACCAGCATTGGCTGTTGATCGTGTTGCACAATATGACTTTGATCAAGACGGCAAAGTCTCATTCGACGATGTCAATCGTTTCTGCACAGTTTCAAAAACACTCTTTGATCGCGCTGACAAGAACAGTGATGGGTTTTTGACAAATGGCGAAATGCGCACAGCAAAAGAATATCTTTTCTCTCGCTGCGCATCAATACCAAAGAACGCTTAATATAAAAAGGAGTTTAATATGAAGACAGTCGGTCAAAAATTGAGTAGATTTGAAGTCACTGGCGTCAAGCCAGGTGCACTCGATCCAAATGGTGCATTCGAGAAGATTACAGATCTTTCCTTCGAAGGCAAATGGAAAGTTATTGTATTCTACCCGAAGGACTTCACATTCGTTTGCCCAACGGAAATCGTTGCCTATGATAAGTTGAACAAGGACTTCGCTGACCGCGATGCAGTTCTTCTGATTGGTTCAACAGACAATGAATTTGTCAAGTTGGCATGGAAGAATGCTCATGAAGGTCTCAAGGCAACCACCTCATGGTTCTTCGCTGATACACAGCGCGATCTTGGTGATGATTGGGATGGTCATGGCACTAGCCTAGTTGAGCAGTTAGGTGTTTTCTACAAGCCAGCAGGTGCTGCTCTTCGCGCAACATTTATTGTTGATCCTGAGAATGTCATTCAGCATGTGACTGTTAACAACCTTGCTGTTGGTCGTAATGCTGATGAGACACTTCGTGTTCTTGATGCGTTGCAGACTGGTGAACTTTGCCAGTGCAATCGTCAGGTTGGTGAGACAACACTCACTGTTGGCTAATATGAAAAAGAAAAAGGCTCACATTTGCCTCGGATGCGGCTACCAATACGACGAAAAGAAGTATGGTAAGTTTGAAGATCTAGATGAAGATTTTCTCTGCCCCGAGTGCAAATGTGAGAAAGATATGTTTGAAGAAAGGGAAATTGAATAAAAGTCTAAATAATAGACCAATTTAATGGTTGTAAACTGACAACTAAAGGTGTTCTGGACTCGGGTTCGACCCCCGACATCTCCACCAAATGCCCATCACCTCTGCAGCAATGTACGTGGTGGCTATCTTATGGGGATGAATTTGGCTTCGACAGGGCAAGTAATAACCTGACAGCAACCAGTGAGGCGACTGACTTAATCAGCGCAAACACAGTAAATGCAAACGATGATTCATTTACACCTATGGCTCTCGCTGCCTAATAAGCACATTGAGCACAAAGAGTTGACCGCTCGGTAACAGAAAGGTCTGGGGTGGTGGTGCGAACCACCACCCTTTTCTTTCACTGCAATAATGGAGACAACTAACATGAATGCAGTAGATATACTTTGTAATGTGGAAAAATATTTTGATCGCAATCACAATTTGTTCTGTAAATTTGGTGGACTATTTGCGCTAACATTTCTTATGATTTTTGTACCATACAGTATGGTAGATCATATGAATAGCAAATTAGAAGCCCAGCAAATTGCAAATGAACTTCTAGTATCAGAACTCGAAACTCTTAATCATAAGGTCGAGTTTTTAAATCTTTCTTACGAGAAAAAGCAAGCAGTGATGCGAGAGGTTGAATGCCTCGCTCGCAACATTTATTTCGAAGCAGGTGGTGAGCCTCGTGCTGGCAAGATTGCTGTTGCCGAAGTCACCATGAATCGAGTCAAGAGTCGCCAGTTCCCACGGACAGTCTGTGGTGTTGTTCACCAAAGGAACAGACACACCTGCCAATTCTCTTGGGTGTGTGAAGGCAAGAAGTCTATTCGGCATCAAGGCGCATGGCGCGAGTCCGTCAAGATTGCTGAAAACATATTGATTTCTAAACACGAATATGGTATAATTGGATCTGCAAAGTATTTCCATGCAACTTATGTTGATCCAGAGTGGGCTGAAAGAAAAAGAGTTATCAAGAAAATTGGTCAGCATATATTTTATCATTGAGGCATTATGCGAATTATTGAAGATGTGAAGTTAGACTTTAAAGATGTTCTGATTACACCCAAACGATCTGCTCTGTCTTCTCGAAGCCAAGTAAATCTTGAGAGAACTTTCACTTTCCGTAGTGGAAATTCTTGGAAGGGTGTTCCAATTATTGCTGCGAATATGGATGGTGTTGGAACATTCACAATGGATCTTGAGTTGAACAAACACAAGATGATGGTTGCGGTGACCAAGCATTACTCTCAAGAAGATCTTATTGATCACTTTATACAAAAATTTAACAGCAGCGTCTACTCGATGGGCATCTCAGATGCAGACTTATACAAATTCAATAAAGTTGTTGAATCAAATATTGTTAAGAATTGGAATATCAAAGTTTGTATTGATGTTGCGAATGGATACACGCAAAGTTTCGTGGACTTTATCAAACAGTTCCGCGAAGATCATCCAAATGTTTTATTGATGGCAGGTAATGTTGTCACACCAGAGATGACTGAGGAATTGATTCTCGCAGGTGTTGACATCGTGAAAGTTGGTATTGGTCCTGGATCTGTCTGTACAACACGGAAGATGACAGGCATCGGCTACCCGCAGTTGAGTGCAATTATTGAATGTGCTGATGCAGCACATGGTCTTCAGGGTCATATTATAGCGGACGGAGGGTGTTCCGTTCCTGGAGACATTGTGAAAGCATTTGCTGCGGGAGCCGATTTTGTGATGCTTGGTGGAATGCTGGCTGGTCATAAAGAAGGCGGTGCTTCTGCTATTGGCGGAAATCAATTCTATGGTATGAGTTCAGAAACAGCCATGGACTTACATAATGGTGGTGTGGCTAACTATCGAGCCAGTGAAGGCAAGACAGTTGAGATTCCATATCGTGGTGAGGTGAGTAGAACACTGCAGGATATTCTTGGTGGTCTGCGTTCGGCATGTACTTATGTTGGAGCAAGTGAGTTGAAGGAATTGAGTAAGCGTGCAACATTTGTTCGCGTCACTCAGCAACTGAATAATTCCTTGAGTGCATATGAGATCTAATATGGCAAGTCGCGAAGAAAAGAATAACTTCTCTATAATGATTATGGAGATGGCTTTGAAAGAAAAGATTGATCATATGGATGCAGTCGCAACATATTGTGAAAGAAACAATCTTGAGATTGAAATCGCTGCAACACTTATCAATGAATCTCTCAAGAGCATCATTGAAGGCGAAGCAATGGAGTTAAGGTTTTTGCCACGAGGTAGTAGACTTCCGTTATGAACGGATACGATCTATATTGCACCTATCAAGCCATCAAACTGCATTTTAGTTCTGAGCAATATAACTTCTTTCACTATGATGGTAAAACAAGAGTATCAATAGATGCATTTCAAAAGCGTCGTGACAAATTTCTATTCCATCGTCTCGCGCGCAAGTATCGGGACGATGAGATGGTTCCATTTCTGGTTGCTAATTTTGTACACAGTGACGATAATTGGACCAAAAGTCTTCTTGAAGAGGAGGCTGAGCAAACTTATCGAGAATGGAAACGAACCACGGATTCGATGAGCAAGATCTATGCAGAAGATCTGCAAAAGATTGCTACAAAAGAAACATTTAATGAATTATTTAAAGTCGATGATGGGCAATTTCCAAAATTGTTAGTGTTGTTCATGCAAAACGAAGTGACGATTGAGACGATGGTTATTCTCAATAACATCTTCGACTTTATTCGAATTTGGGACAAGAAGATTTCAGATGATATCATCTATCCCAAAGTGTCAAGAAAGATTCGCAAATATGGTTCTTTCTTGAATGTGAATGTCGACAAGTACAAGATCTTGACAAAAGAAACTTTACTTGCTGACTGAAATACTATATAATGGTATTGTGATGATGAAAAAGTGGACAAGTCGATATACATTAATACAACGCTATACGGAGAATATAAATGAGTCTATCAAGTCTTAAGAAGGGTTCGTCCCTTGACAAATTGAAGAAGGCAGTTGAAGCATCTTCAGCAGGTAACACTGGCGGCAAAAATGTTGATGATCGTTTTTGGCAACCAGAGGTCGATGCCGCTGGCAACGGATACGCAGTTGTCCGATTCCTCGATACTCCAGCAGTCGACGGTGAAGATGGTCTTCCTTGGGTTCAAATCTGGTCGCACGGATTCCAAGGTCCAGGTGGTTGGTACATTGAGAATTCTCTCACAACTCTTGGCAAAACTGACCCTGTTTCTGAGCACAACACTGTTCTGTGGAACTCAGGTATCGAAGCAAATAAGGAAATTGCTCGTAAGCAGAAGCGCAAGTTGACCTACATTGCAAACATTCTTGTGATCTCTGACGCAAAGCGTCCGCAAAATGAAGGTAAGGTGTTCTTGTTCAAGTTCGGAAAGAAGATTTTCGACAAGATCAAGGAGCAACTCGAGCCGCAGTTTGCTGATGAGACTCCAATGAATCCGTTTGACTTCTGGAAGGGTGCAAACTTCAAGATCAAGATTCGTAATGTCGAAGGCTATCGCAACTATGACAAGTCGGAGTTTGAATCTCCTGCTGCATTGTTCAATGGCGACGACGCGCAGATCGAAAAGGTCTGGAAGTCGGCACATTCACTCAAGGATTTCTTGAAGCCTGATAACTTCAAGTCCTATGATGAACTCAAGGCGAAGTTGGATAAGGTTCTTGGTGCTGGTGGTGCTGCTGGCGCAACCGCAAAGCGTGTTGATGATGAGGAAGCATCGGCTCCTGTCATTCGCTCTGCTCCTGCCAAGAAAGTTACTGCAGAAAATGTCACCGTCGATGATGACGATATGGCATTCTTCGAGAAACTTGCTGCTGAGTAATAAACTTCTTCAATAAGCACGGAGTGCGTTTAAGTTGAAGTTTGGGGGGACTGGAAACAGTCCCCCTTTTTTTCAGGCAAACCCAACTGAAGTAAATGCTGTTGGGTGAGCGAAATCTTTTGATATTGCGCGATTAAATGTATCGTCAGCAAAACGAACATCAGCCTTTACAGAGTTATCTGATTTTTGTGGTGGTGCTGCTTGTTTGTCGCCACCACCACCACCGCCTGGAACTGGTACTGGCACAACACTTGGACCAGTTGATGCCATCGAATTATCTGCACTTTGTTGTGATAGTTGATCACCAGAAACTGCCTTACTCACTGCAGTCACTGCTTGTTTAGATTGATATGATTGACCATCAAGTGGAACAATGGCTTCAGTGCCGTGTAGAGTTGCGGGATATCCAGATTGCGGACCAGAAGCAACACCACCTGCTGCAGCATACATAGCACCGTCTGCGGCTTTTCCAGTTGTTCCTTGGAAACTCTTGGCAAAACTGCCAACCTTTTGCGCATACTTATCTGGACTTGCGGTTGCATAACCAGCAGCAGCGACTTTGTACCCAAAATCTTCTGGCGTTTGTGCTGCGATAGCATCTTTGTATCTTG